CGGCCAGAGTATCAAATTGCTTCATGAAAGCCAACGTAGATTCAAATATTTTAGTAAGAATGGAGAAACCCACGTTAGGGCCAGTAAGCTTGGCCCGCATGGTCGCGGCCATCTTATCAAAACCCCCTTCGGTGTTGAGGATGTTGTGCATAAAAGAATCACTGTAATCGGCGACCCCTGTAAAAGTCTTGAGCATAGACTTTGTAGATGTTTCAATATTATCGAGTGCTTTATTTCGTTTAGTATCAAGTTCTTCTTGCAGCTGCGCATCGCCCAGCTCTTTTTTCTTCACGCCCAGAGTTTTGAGAGCAGCTTTATGCTCTTCTTTAGCTGCCGCGGCCGCCTTTTCGGCCTGTTTGTGGATCTTCGTGCGCTCTTGAAGTTGTTTCAGCAGGGCTTGGGCCTCCTCACGCTCGTCCCCAAGGCGGTCGATACCCAGCAGGGCCTGTGCCTTATGTTCTGCGGTAATCTTGTCCAGCAGTTTTTTCTGCTCTTCAAGCTCCTTTTTTAATTTAGTGTGGGCTTCCCGCTTAGCTCTCTCATCATCTCGGGCCGCTTGATGTTCCTGCTCTTTTTGTTCGCGCTCCCGCTCCACAAGTTGCAGCTCCACATTCCGCATATCATTTTGAAGCTTTAAAAGCTGATTAAAATCTTTTTGGGCGGCGTTGCGCTCAGCAAATAGTGCTTCATAAGTCTTAAGAAGATCCAACTCTTTTTTGAGTTCATCGGTAACTTTGCTCATCTTCCCCCATTCAGATAACAACTTTCGCTGTGCATTAGTGAGCTTGGCGGCATCCTTCTGGAGCTGCTCCATCGCCTGCGCGAGCGCTTTTTGTTCTTCGGGGGTCGCGTCCAGAATCTTAGCCATGATTTAAGAAATCCTAGTTAAATGGCCACTTAATGCTGGTTTCTCTTTCAAAGTTGGCAATTGCCTTATTCAGGTCTGCTTTGGTGGAAAATGAGCGAGGATCATTTAGGCCATATTTTAAAAAAGTCTCCATGTAGCGCTTTTCTTTGCTGAGAGCATCTCCGAATGCCGCCACCTGGGATGGAGTACCTCTTACGGAGGTACGATATCCCCGGGCAACGCCGGTGTCGGCCTGAAACATCTGCTTCAGGATCATCTCTATCGCACCACCAAACATAGCTAGCCAACTTTCGTTGACCAGACCTTGCTTATTTGCGTTTAAATCAATAACAATTGGCTGCAGCTCATCAGACATAGGAAATCCTCATAATATATAGTTTATTAATTAGTTTCTTATCCTGTCACCGGCTCGCTTGGAGCGTTCCCGGGCCCTAAAGTTGTGGGAGGACTGCCCCCAGAGGATTTACCCCTAGACGCAGCCTTGATTTGTTCAGCCTCTTCGTTCTTTTGGCGCAGCAGGCGTTCTACAAACCATTGACGCAGCCTAATAGGGAGATTATAGGCTTCCATAAGTCCCCAGCCGCCGTGGTACTTAAGGAAGAAAAATTGTTCATACACGTTTTCGTGATATTCAGTCGTTAGGCCAAAAAAAGTCGGTTGTAAAGGGAAATATGATGTCATCTTCGTGCTCACAGTTAGCACAGACGAACTCCTTCTTCAGCTCAATTGAAGGCGAAACGCCCTCATACACCTTCCGCAGGAACCGTGAATCTCTCATCGGAAGGGAATCAACATATTTTGATATTGTGGGACGGTCAGTGTGCCCCATCACCGATACAATCATATAATTCAACATATCGGTAACGTTGCGATCTGCCATCTTTTTCTTTCTTCTTCTCTCGGCATGCTCCATCATTGCCTGCTCATCATGCCCATTTAGGAGCCGAAATACGATGTCTACAGGAGTGTTGGGAACATCTACCTTAAACTGGTCGCCCCCAACGTGCTCCACTCCCAATTCGGCCAACTCCTCCTCAGTGCGAGGACCCCTAATTAAGGCCGTATTAAGGTCATATTCGTACATTTCCTGATGTGTGCACGCTCGACACGTAATCGTGGCCTTGTAATCATACCCATAGCCCGAAGCTCGGGCCTGAATAAGGATAGCATTTCTGTCGCAGACCAGGAGATCCCGGGAGCGTAGCTTCTTGTTCACCAACAAAGAATCAATTAAGCGATCTAAGACAATCCCCTTTTCAATTAAAGAACGCGAAGTCAACAGGTCTTCTTCCTTCGCTGTCATGAATTTAATCTCTACCGCATCTTCGTTGTGCAGAGGATGGTCTGCTGGGTAATAAAGGCCCAATGAAGGCAATGGAACAAATTCCGTCGGGGTGATAAAAGATAACGGATCTGACTTTTGTTCTTCGGGAAGAGTTTCGGGTATTGCGGGCGCATCCGGGTGGGGAGCCCCTAATCTATCTGAATTGTTTCTACGTGCCAAGTGACACCTCTCTTTCTAGGGTAATTATATCACTGATAAGAATTTAATTAAATATTAATCTTCGCGACCAAACTCACTAACGTTGTCGCCCGAGGAAGACTGATTGCCACTCGCGCGAGATCTTCGTCGTGCCAGCGCGTCGCGGAGGCTCGCTTGGTCCGTGCCCAGGGACCGGCGTGCTTCGTAGTCTTCTCTCGCAGCGCGGGATTCTCCAGCGATGCGACCGCGGGGATCGCGTTCCAGGTACTCCTGGCGCCAGTGGATGTGGTCTCTTATGGCCTGGTTTTCTGCATCCGTTTCGCGCTGGCGCTGTTCCATCTCGTTCAATAGCTCATTGCCCGCTGCGTCAAGCTCGCGGCGAACATCCGCATCAGCCTGACGAGCGCGGTCCTGGGCTGCTTCACGGTCCGCAATAATATCCGAAATGGCTTTAGTAAAGAGTTCATTTTTCCTTTGGATATTGTCTCCTTCAAAGATTTCCTTCATTATGAGGCGCTCTTTGGCTAAACCTATCTGCTCATTGCGACGCTCTTCTTTAATTTGTTGCAGGGTTTTATTTTTAGTTTCCGAGTTAGAGGAAGCAAAATTAGGCTGCACTCTGGTCACCTGATCTCTCAAGGAGCCGGCGAGCGGCGCAACAGAAGGATTGATCTTTAGATAATATGGGTTAGTACCATTGTACTCCCCCTGATCCATGGCATAAACTGTCCCGTTGCCATACCTGGAGTTGGTGTTTTGGTAAGAATAGAAGTCCGATTGGTTGCGGCCGTCGCCAAAAGTAAGATTCATCGTCACTTTTATTAATTCGGCGCCGCCGTAGGTAAACTCCCCAAAGTCCATTGACTCGATAACGGGGTCATAAAGCTTGTGAACACCTGCAACTGCATATTTGTTATTCCGAAGAGTTGGGGTTATAGGTTTTCCGTCCGGACCGACAGTAGGGCGAGCGTAGTGTTCATATATTGTTACAATTTTCTCTTTGTCAGGCAAGCGCGCAGTCAATTTTGGATCGAATAAGCGGACGGACGACTTCTTGGCTTGGGCGTCTGTTGCGCTCGTAGAGAGCGCCCACAGAAGAGCTAAAGAAAAATGCAAGTCATCACGAAGTGTAGTAACAAAGGTTAAAGTGGCGCTACTAAGCCCATAGGTTCCCAAACCCTCGACTCTAACAATATTTCCTTGACCATCCTTACCAATGTCGCCCGGAGAATAACTAAACCCGGGAGGCTTAAAAGCGTACCCTATATATTCAGACACACGCATATACAAGCCAAACTTACCATCCCCGGACTCATATGTATACCTCTGGTTTCCGGGGCCCCCAAAGATTGAATCGGCTAGAGCATTTTGCGCTGCGTTTGAGCCCACAAATTCCTTTAAAAGTTGAGTCCCAGTAAAGTCTGTGGGATCTACGCCGGGCCTGTTCGCCGTAACCTCCACAAACGAAAGAATATTATCTGCAGTAATTGTAACCCCGGTGAGATCTACTCCTTCCTTCTTTGTCACCGTATATTTGCCGTCGTCGTACTGTTGCCCCGAGGATGATATGGACCTAAGGCGAGCTGCGATGGTACGGCTTCGAGCGTCCTCGCCCGGTGTCGCTGTATCAATTATGTGATCGGCAGTAGCACGCGTATCCTTGTCTGCCCCCATTGGAGTATAGATAGGAATCTTGACCGTAAAGCGATGTTGTTGTTTGGGTTCTACAAAACGATCGTCCCAGAAAGGACGATTATCACCAGAGGTGGTAGGGTCGAGCCCCTGATCCTCTTTGGTACTCTCTGTGTATTCGGCCATCTACCGTGGCCCCCTTCTACGAACCTATGGTATAAACAGCCCAGTCGTAGCGCACCGTAATATCAACATTCAACAGGTCCTCTGAGCCATAGTCCAAAGTGCCATAGGCGACATTGGTGACAAAAGGATTGTTGAGCTTATATGAACCAAGGGCGAGGCCGCGGCCATCAAGCTCTGAAACAATAATGCCGTTACCCAAGGCATTTACGGCATCGGCCTTATTAGGCGTACCGGGATTACCCACAGCGGATCCCTCGGCAATCTGGTCTGGGGGGATGTAACCAGAAAGGCGTAAAATAGCCTGGAGTTCAGCGTCCATGTCAGGATCGGCCCCATTAACCATGCCAATTGTAACCTCACTCCAGGTTACGCGACCCGGGTAGTAGTAGGTCTTATCAAGAAACTGGTGCTCGGTGGCTCCAATTGTGTATGCCGGCTTTGTAAATGTGCGCGCCAGGAACTGACTGCTTGTGCCGGAAGGCAAATCAAACGAAACCAAAAAACGATGTGAACGTTTCGGCTCCGCTGTTATTGAACTCCAAAATTCTGCCATTTTAATATCCTCTTTAAATTAAGTAGTGGGGGATATGAAATCCCCCCTCTTATTATTCAAATTCTACTCCCGTACGCGTAATCACGAAATCAAGGGCGATAAACTCAATCGCTCTAGTGGGCTTGAGCAGGATCTTAGCATACATGATGTTGCGATCCACCAAGTCCGGAGTAGTTGTGGAGCTGTCCAAGACCACTCGGTAGTCGGAAAGTCCAAATCGGTTCTTAATTGAGGCCAAGAAAGGCTCGACCTGGTTCAGGAACCGGTTCCATGTAACCTGCTGATTGGGATCGAACAGAATGCCGTTTGCAATCTGTCGGATCTGCTTCTTGAGGAAGATCATAAGACGTCGGACGTTGATTCGGTCCAAGGCAGACGGTGCTGCTTGGAGCGTCTTCTGTCCGAAGACCACAATACCCTCTGCAGGGAACGAAGCGATTGGGTTGACGTTAACCTCGTAGAGGTCGTCTCTCTGGTCCGCAGTCAGCTTCTCAACGACGTTGACCACATTCAAGCCCGCAGAGCCGTTGTTGAGGCCACCGCGGTTAAATCCTGCGGGGGCGAACCACAGCTCAGAGCGTGCGGCTGAAGCCGCCATGACACCCATGGCGATCGTGGACGGCGGCACCCAAACGCGGGCATTAGCTGCAGTATCGTTGATCTGCACCCAGGGGTAGTAGGCTGCGCCGTAGCTGTTGTTGAAATTACGTGACTCTACATTAGTAACCGTAGTGGCCGATGAGCCCCTGCGATCAGAGAAAGAGTCGGTGTTCTCAGTCGAAGCCGTGTATCCACCCTCAAGGTCAATAATGGCCAGAGTATCCTTTCTCTCTTCGGCCATGGCCAGCAAGAGATCAGTAGTCTGATTATCAGTAACTCCCGGCATCGCAGCCATGTTGATATTGATCTGATCAACGTCGCTCACGGAGTCGATTGCCTTCTTCAAGGTAAAGAAAGGAGCGGAGCCCGCCTCTGTCTTGGAAGATCCAGCCAGAGCACGCGTATTATTAAACGGATCCTTCTCAAAGATATCAAATCCATTAAGACCGCCGTACATGGGCATCGTGAACTTATTGAAGCCCTGGTCGAGGACCTCGGTGTAGGTCCCGCTGACGGCTGTCATGGAGACCCCTCCGCGTCGACCAACAGTAGCTTGTGGCACACCACGCCGAATGTCAGCATTATTGGCGCCTAGGGGACTAGCGGTGCCTGCCGGCGCAGTCATAGTGGCGGGACTACTAGCGGAGTAGTACATAGCCAGGTCTTGCTGTGCGTGGTAGGCGTTGCCGGAGGAATATACCAAGTCATCCAACGAGAAACCGGGAGAGAGGATAGTTGTGGCAGCCAGCGAGCTTAAACCAACAGGCTTTGCGCGGACGATATCCAAAATAGTGCCATCAAATAGGGAAGGCTTATCCTCCTGGCTGACGCTCAGCCCAAAGAAAGCCTTAGTCGGCTTGGCCAGAGTGCCATCCGAAGAGCTAAGGCGCTGCGGTATATCCGGGAAAACAAAACTAGCCGTAAGCATGGTAGCGCCCACGCCTACCGTCACCTGGCCAGCAAGGTCGGAGGCGACGTCGTCAGGAACCGATCCGGTACCTGCCGTCGGGCCGACAATAGAAACTGACTCAACACCACTGAGACCGTCATAGGCGTATGTTTCAATGTCAGTCGAGCCGCTCTGAATATTAAAGGGAGTGTAAGACGGCACTCCTCGGAAGCCGAAAGGCAGCAGCGCGGCATCCTGAGATCCCAGCTCCACGGTCTCGTCCAACTCAACGCGGATGAGTGCCGACTGAACTGGGTACTGACCCTCTTCCACATACTTATCGTTGACAGAATCGTATACCGGAATGCGATCACCAATTCTCTTGCCAATAAAGTTATTAGAAGCAGGGTTCAAATCAAGGTTGTTGTACTGCTCATAAATAACGGGGTTTTCGTCCGTATCGCGCATGTCGCGAACGAGCAACGTAAAGGTGCCATAAGGCTGATATGTCGGGTTGGGCGACTGCTTCACATCAGAAATAGAAATCTTGTAACGGCGCTGTTCATACTCGGCGCCCTGACGTGAGTGGATCCGGAAAAGGCGCTGGACTGAATTGTTAATGTCAAACAAACTTACATCACTGTTCATATCCTGCGCAACGATCCATGGAGTAGCAGGGATTTGGTGTCCTTTGCGGTAATCGCCGCCATGGGCGTCGGAACCGGTAACGAGACCCAAAAGAACCCCCACCGAGCCGCTGAAGTCTGTGGTGCTGATGCCGGATACAAAATCCAACGTTGTTCTTTCGAAGCTGCCCCCCAAGAAATAATCCTTGAGGTTTTGAGTAGGAGTGATATCCGAATTTAACAAGTGAGGGTTGGTGTTAAAAACCTTACGAATGTAGCGACCACTCTTAGGGTCGAAATTGAAAGTGGATTCCACAACCTCGTTGGCCCCACTAATACGAAGTCGTAATTCATGATTGCTTCCCACTGCAACTGGGCAAACCGCCGCGCCGGCCAGATTAACCTCGTCGGCGGGGGCGCCCTGGAGAGTGCCCGAAAGACTAATGGTAGTCCCCGAACCGGTTAGGTAGAAGACTGCAGCGAGGGTACCCTCACCATAATTGGATGAACCCGTATTGGCAATGAAAAGACCATACGTGCCTCCCGCGCTTGTCTTGCTGAGAGAGGGGATCTGCCAGCCATTCTTGCCGGCGGCGGTGGCCGAAGGCGACTCGTCGCCGATTAATCTAACGTACGTAAGAGGAGAGCCGTTCGCTAGGTATGCCTGCGCGGCGTATGCACCATAAGTGGGATTAGAGTAGTCACCGTCCCTCCAAATGTCGCTTTGGTTGGTAGCACCCGGAGAGGGGTTACCAAAAATCTGCACAAACTCATTAAAACTTCTAACGGTGATAGGCACCATGGCGGGGCCCTTTTCGGCCACCCCGAAAACCACCGGGCCGCTACCGAGACCGCCTGCAGCCGGAATTTGGCTTTGATCAATCTCGTTAATGAAAACGCCGGGGGAGACGAATCTGAAACTATCTACTGGCATCTTGTTATTTCTCCTCTAAGAACGATTATGTTCAATATAAATAGTGATTTAATTTGTGAAAGTTCCATTACTCTCTATAAAAGCCCGAACTATCCGGAAATTCTGGTGTATCACCCAGAATCACCCTTTCACGTGGAATTTTGACCTCTACTGCGTTCTCTCTTTCTACGATCTTTGGCTTCTCTTGATTTTGCTCATCTCCAATGAGATAACCCAGTACTTTTATGTTGATCAAAGTTTCGTAATTTCGCTGTGCCATGTCTAAAGACATTACATTAGAATTATTGGCAAAAGAGCCATCAATAAAGGCTTCGTATTTATTTTTGTCGTCCTGTAGTCGGAACGGCATTCTGTTAAGGCCACCCTGATTTGCAAACTTAGTCATCATGGTATTCATTTGCTGTTGATATTCTGCGCGTAAACTAATTTGATAGTTGACTGCCACCCAAGTAGGGAATGGAATAGAAATAGTCTTGTAAACGGTTTTAGCAGCGGGCTGTGCTGGCCATGTGCTGTAGCCAAAACGGCGCTTGGCTGTTGCATTTTGGAACTCGGCCGTCTTCTTTTGGTATATACGCCGCCCAATCGTAATGGCTCCCCCCATTGCATCCCGCACCTCGGGGATATTAGCGGCTGGGATGGCATAGTCGGAGTTGGGATTTTTTTCTATTCCCTTGCGGTCGACCGTAATCAGCGGAAGTATCAGCGTCTCTTCTTTATCACGCAAATCCTTATTATGTTTAATCTGATAGGACCGCTCGGCTGTCACCCACAACACAGGCACCTTCTTGAAACCTGTGTTTGATTCAACAAAAATATTCAATCTCTCATCAATATAGTTAAGCATCGCTTTGTCGATGTTCTCTATCGTAGACGAATAGATTTCTATTTCTTGAAGGCGCGATTCGGTCTTTTTATCACCAACGTAATCAAATTTAGTCGCCTTTTTATTACGAATTTGTTTTTCAGTGCGCTTACTTCTAGCCATCTACTTACCCTACGAAAATTCCAGTTGGAACATTCTCCAAAACTCTCTTTGTCGAGTCCTGAACTGTCGAATCTGTTGCTGCTAGCTTGTCGTAGGTGGTCTCGTCCAAAATGGCCTTGAGTTCATCCCGCAACTGATCCTGTTCAGTCCGCGCTTGAGCGAGTAATTCGGACGCATTAAGGGTGACGCTCTCTCCAGGGATGGGCACTACTGCAAATTTCCCCCTAATCTGACCCAACATCTCTTTAGCTAAAGCTAGCGCAAACCGCCGGATCCACTGTTTACCCATTGAATTGATATTCGCATAAGGAATGTTCTCAAAAGGCAGTGTATTAAGGTTATTAACGCCCTCGATGCCTGCTTTCCCGCGTGGGTTCTCCTCCCAGGGGTCATATTGGTTTTGAATGGTAAACTGCACCCAGAACTCATCGGGCGAAGTGGCGTCGGGAGTCGGGAATATTCGTATCATATTGTCTTTGATCTCATAAGAATAATGAGACACGCGTGTCCATAGCGCATCCTCGTAGGCCATGGCTTGCAATTTGTTTTGCCATGTTGGAACAATTTCAAACGTGGAATCATCAGCGTATTGCCCATAGGTGCGGAGATTTCCTACTACTGAAAAACCTCCATAGTATCCATAAAACCTCCACATAGCCCGCGGCGTCCTGTAAAACACTTTTCTCACAACAATGCGCTTATCTTGTACCTGACCAAAGTATGGAACCGACGAGCTGTTCGCCGAGGCGCCAGAGATAATAGTCTGCAAGTCATAATCCTGCTTGTCCGTTTCCCTGGCGAAGGACGCCGAATAAATGGGGAGCGTTCCCCCTAAGCCCGTTTCAGTAGCCATCCCCTCCGAGACTCTACGAATATATCCATAATCAAACCGCGGATATCTTAATTCAATATTAGATCCCGACAAGGCGTGACCGCTTTCGATCTGACCATCCTGATCAAAAGATCCAGTCCGAGCGCCTAAAAGACTGGACAGGGAACTCTTACCTTGGTGAAGATTGACGAGATAGGAATATTCTAATACCGCTTCTTCATACGCAGAATAGACGTTGCCTTCCGTAAGCTCGATATCTAAGACATCCCCACCTAGCTTTTTGTATGTATAAGCAACCTGATCAGCAGCACCCGAAATAAAAGCAGCCGAGCTATAAACTCCAAATGGCAGTGTGGCCATTACATTTGTCGTACTTCCTGTAACTGGAAGAATATTAGAGTTGGAAGTGGATGCTGGGTTTAGCTGTGGGATCGCCATTTAAAGTTCCTCGCTTTTAATCTATTACTAAATAGAAAGCCCCGCCTCAAAAGAGGCGGGGCTTTCAGAATTTGACCGAGGTCAGACCCTATTAGGATCCGCCACCCGTCACCATGTCAAGGCAGACAACCAATCCGTACATGTCCGGACGAACCATCTTCTTGGCGTAGCGGGTCATCACACCCTTACGGGGCACGAAGTCCTCAACACCGAAGATCGTTGGTGTAGTCTGGAGTGGTACGTATGGTGCGTACACATAGCCGCTCTCAAGGAAGCTACTACCACGGCGTCCAACAAGGATGATGTTGCGTGGGAAGTAGGGATCGACAATAACGTCGAACTTCTTCGAGAGAGAGCCAACCTTAAGGGCTCCGGCTTCGCCGCGATCACTATCCGCAGTCACGTTGGCACGGAAGCCAGCGGTGAACTCAAGGATGTTGGCAATCTCTGGACCGCAGACAACAAAGTTTGCGGCGCCACGGAGCGTCCTACGATGGACCTGAGCGGAGACGTCATTGATGGTCTCAATGAGAGTCTCGTACCACTCACTCACGTTACCCGTGAAGTCGGGGGTACTACTAGCACCGATCTCGGCACCAGTCTCGCGGTTAACAAACTTACCTGGGCTACGGCTCCAGTAACGGATACCGGCACGGCCGTCCTTGACGAGGTCCTCAAGGATCTCGCGATCGATCTCAAGAGCAATCTGCTCGGAGAGGATCTGGGTAAGCTCCACTTCGGCATCAAGGTTGTGGTAGGCGTTAAGATCCTGTCCTAACTCCGGCGTCCACTTGGCCTTGAGCTTCTTGGTAACTGCGGTGACAGCCACGGAATCAACCTTGATGTTGATCTCGGGGATGTCGGGGTTGTCTTCCAATCCCCAGGGAGTGCCACCAACGACAGAGCCCGTGGCTCCCCCGTTCACGAAGGCATCGGCCTCGGCATAGGTAAGAGTGACCGCATCCGCACTCGCAGACTGCAGATTTGCTGATCCGGTACCGACAAAGAGCAAACGAGCTACGCCATCATTAACGGTCTCAAGATCGTCAAAGGATCGACTCAGCTGGGACAATCGAGGGATGAGGGTGGTCGCCGTCGAAGTGAAAGAGCCGCCCTGGGTCTTGCCCATTGCCACTAGATCTTCCTTGTTAAAGTTAGGCGGCAGAGTAACCTGGCACATAACCCAGAAAGAACCAGATGTAAGATCCGGATCAAAGCGCAGAACGGTGTTGATATCAGCCGCAGATAGGTTCCCAAAACCCGTGATTGCGCCGGGAACGGTCGACACTGCACCGCCAGCACCAAGAGTACCGGACGCGATAACTGTGGTCGCCAGTCCCGAACCTGTTGGAGAGGAGTAACCGTTGCGCAAGTTATATCCACCCTGGGCAACAGTGCCTTCATCTCCATCGAGGAGAACACCGCCTGTGATCTCGCTACCAACGCGGCCGCCACCATAGAGTGAAGTGCCGACGTCGAAACCAAGGCGTGAGTCGGTTGCAGCGCCGTCGGTCCCTGTGCCCCCGAAGGTAAAGTCGAGGAAGAAGATGAGACCTGAGGGCAGGCTCATCGGCTGAACGCTAACGAGATCGTTGGCGATCAGGCTGCCGAATACACGGCGAACGAGGGGGAATGCAACCGCTGCAAAACCCTCAACATCACCACCAGACATCGAGCTGGCGGCCTCACGGAGAAGCTCTTTTGCTTGGTTCTCAAGCAATCGGGCCATACCGTTCCGAGTAGCATCATCGGAGATACCCTCAAGAAGACCTGTCTGTTCCCACTTATTAATGAGGGCAGTGCCTTCCTTAGCCATATCACGGTTAATGATACCTTCGGTTAATTTTTGTACAATAGACATTTGTATATAACCTCCTAGTATGTTATTGTTATTTATTCAAACCTGCTAAACGCAGCATGCGATTCAAATTTGGATCGCGTGGTGCCGTGTTGTTTTTCTTAGAATTGATCAAAAGCGATGTAGGTCTTGTAACAGCTTCACGAAGTGTCTGTGGGCGTGTTCTCTGATCAGGAGTAGCCCCCACTGCGTTTTGAATTGTTTCATAGATCATACTTGCTTCTTCAACAGAAGTGGCAGATTGAACAGCTTCGGCAATTTGTTGTTTTTGCCGCTCATTCAAGGAGGCGCTATTCAAAGCCTTGTTTTGATAAACAAGCTTGGCGTTTTCCAAGTTCAACTGAGTCAGTTGATCCTTGGCTTCCATAATGAGAGCACGAAGCTCTCGGTTGGATTCTGTAAGTTGGGAAATCTTGGCCTCATAAAGCTCCGCGTCGGATACAACGTCGGGGGCCGTTTCGACTTCCTCTTCGATATCTTCTTCTTCCAGGTGAGCATCCTGGGCAGCGGCCATAGCATCGTTGTTGGCCTGCTCAATACTACTGTCGGCAGAGTTAATGGATGACCAACCCTGTGGGCGTGGGGTCATATCTACTACCAGTTCCTCTATCAAGTCTGATAGCATCTCTTCGGATAGGTTAATGTCTTCATCCTCGGCCAC